GAAAAAGGCAGAGGACACAGCCAAGATTCGCGACTTCACCATAATGCTTCTTTGTCTTTGAGTTCATTAAATGCGACCAGTTTTGATTGAGGAACCGAATAAAACGGACCGTTGCCAACATCTATTATGTTTTCATTCTTCAAAAAAGATTTACGATCAATCCATCCAACGATTGCAACGTGAGAATGACGAATTTCGGCTAAAACAAAAAAGTCACAAGGCTTATCTTTTGACTTATAGACAGCGTTAAGATCGCCACCTTTTTTTTCTGTTGATTTAACGTCTATTTTTTTCCCTGTTGGCGTAATTAAATCAGCGCCAAAGTTTCTGTATTCACAGTTCAAATCAAAATTTAGATTAAACACTTTGGCTACTGCATATTCTGCAATAGTGCCATGTATAAGCGAATCTAAAGCATTTTTCTTTTTGTTTTGTATATTTTCTTTTGCATTTTTGCTGGTTTCATAATCACGATAACGAGCAACATAATTGCAAATTTTTATTTCACTTGAGGTTAATGCAATTCCAATCATTGTGTGGACCTCACTTCAGAACGGGCTGATGATTCAAGACTGCGCCACACAGCAATCTTTGCTTCTGCGGCTGACACCAAGATGCGTAGCGTTTCGTATTCGGCAATAGCGTCACGCATCTCAACAAGGTGTTGGATATATTCGTCATGGGAATACGCATAGGTTTCTTTGGCTGATTCGGTTCGTTCGCTAGACGATGCCATGATGATGGCCTTGACCGTCTTACGCTTTTCCTGCATATAGACCATCTGGCCTTTAAGTCTGCCAAGGTTCTCTGCGTTGTCACGCATGAAATCAAGTGCTTTGAATGGGCTGATTTCTTGTTCTGTCATGTGTTTTCCTTTATGCCGTGGGCGGCTTCGATTGCTCTGGCAAGCCAAACAAAACCTGATGTTGCTGTCAGTCCGTATTTTGTTGAGTCATACCCGTAATACTTCATTGCTATCTCAATGTGAGGTTTCAACTCATCATCCGTTAGCGGCTCACGCTTTAACTTTGGTGGATGTTCAATAGGAAACCCCCAACCATTAAAACCAAGCACCTCATCATCAGGCTCACCCTGCTCTTGCTTGGCTACTTGTGGTGTGGTGTTGACAGTAAGAATTCCTGATTGTTTCGCCCCGCACTTGGTACATTCAATGTCCATAACGTATTTATCAGGCTCACCCTGCTCTTGCTTGGCAGAGCGAATACAGCCCATATGCTCCCTTTGATAAGTCATGTAACCACAGCACTCACAACGTGTGTCTTGTAAGTCATGCTCTTGCTTGGCTAGTGCTTCTTCTAGGGCTTTGATGGCTTCGTGAAAGTCATCACCGTCAAATGGAATCTTGTCTTTATTGATGCAGTCCAATACATAACGCAATTCGTCAAGCGCCAGTGTCATTGCTTCTTTACTCATAGCAGTGCATCCTCTGTTTGTGCGCGTTGTTGTTGCGCGTATTCTTTGATTTGCTTGGCAGTCCAAGGCGTTGGTGGGCAGGTAGGGAAGGGCCACATATCAACCTTTCTTTTTTACTGTTGTGTTTTTGATACCAGCGCGGCTGTAGTACATGAATTCAAGCGGTTTGGTTGAAACTCTTGTCTTGCTGATTCCTGACAAAGTGCCATGCAAAGGCTTTTGTTTGCGTGTCTCCTCAACGTAAGCAGACAGTGTTTGACCTGCTGCGGTTTGCTTGGATTCAAGGCGAATGGCTTTGAGAAACTCAGGCATATACGTCTTGACGTAATCGGGGTGAAAGGCGTTAATCATGCTGCTTTTCTTTCTGCGCGGATTTGATCGCGTGATTTGCCAAGGTTAAAGACGCTGTTCATGCGGTACAAGCCCATGCGTTTAGCGTCATAGCGGCGTTTATTTTCTTTGGGTGAGGCTTTGGGTTTAGCCACATCGTTGCCGCTTCCTAGGGCGTATACAGCCCTTGGGTAACGCCTTGCGCCTTCAGCGTCATAAATGTATCGGCAGACATAGATTTGTTTGCCAACTCGCGGCAGGTTTTTGTTCATGCGCGACAAGATTGCTGAAATTAAATCTTTGCGTACACCAGCCGATTGCTCAAGTTCTGCGCGGGACTGTGGCCCATACTGTTCTAGGGCCATCTTTACGGCTTGGACTCTCACTCCGTACAACTTGTGGTTCGGGTTGATCTTTTCTCTTAATGGGGCTTGTGATGATTTCATTGGTTTTGAATGTGTGGTAATTGAAACAGGTTCGGGTTCTGTCTACTGTTCCGTTGGGTTTGATTCTTGTTGCGTCAACGCTGGTTGGAGCGTTGCATTCTGGACATTTCATAATTCTTGGATGGTGATTCGGTACTGTTTGCCTTGCATATCCAGAACGTCTATGGTTTTAAGTGTGGTCTTCAATTCGCTATCCCAACCAAGGTCGTATTGGACTTTGCCAACTTCATCAATCAGGTTGCGCTTGTCTAGCGCCATAAGGTTTTCGCGTATCAAAAACGCTATGTAATCACAGTAGGCTTGTTTCATGTTTAGTTCCTTTTTGAATGTGTAAAACTATCATACATCATAACTATGATACTTTGATGCGTTGAGCAAATAAACGCACACTATCTGGAATTGGTGTTGCTTTTTTGGCATCTGCTTCAATCTTGCGTAGGGCAGCATCTTGGTTTGGTGGTGCAGGTGTGGTCACGTTAGCAACATCTGCCTTATTGCCAAACCTAAATGCTTTTGTCTCCACCCACTCGGCTTTAAATGATTGCCAATTACGCACAATAGTTTCTTTAAGCGCATCCTCTAAAGTCCAATTGGCCTTTATTGCTTCTTTGTAAATTCCATCAATCACCAATTGCGTAACCTTGGCTTTTTTGGCTTTACGATGAGCAATAAATTCATCCCAAACAGATTGAGAAACAACAACGCCATCAGGCGGTGCAACGACAGTTGCTTCTTTCTTTGGTTTATGGTTAATGGTTAGTGGTTTATGGTTAGGTGACGCATCGTTTACGCTTTGTACACGGTTCGTGCTTTTCTCTTTACGTTTTGTTTCACGTTCGATAGCGATTCGTTTGTTTGTGTCTGCTTTGGCATGATATTCAAGCAACTCGCAAAGGATGCGGTCTTGCACATAACACCCATCTTTATCAAGCGTAAAAAACCGACTCAACACAAATTTGACTGCTTCAATTTCAGCCTCGGTTGATGCCCAAGTCCATTCAAGCGCCTGCTCAAGCGTTGGAAAAATCTCACGGTCATAGCACGAATCAATCAAAAGCGTGTACGCACCGTGTTGCAACATGGTCAAACGACCCGCTTTCTTGGCATAGTCTCCAAGATTCCTTTTGTAGTAATGCATAAAACCCCAATAAAAAAGGGGCTACACCTGAAGTCTCACCCTTACGGATGTTGGCGGACTGGCACAGTACCAGCAGACTTCATGTGTAACCCCACTGTGATAACGCCGCCAAGCGTCTTGAAAATGATTATATACACGATTCCAGAGGAACATCAATCAGAACCCGACAGCCCCCACCTTTTTGTTGTTCTTTTCGCACAATCAACAAACGGTCCACTTGACTATCATCATTGAACACGCCAGCCTGTGTAAGCGCATCAAGCAATGGCTTGGCTATGTTGTCAATGTCACGCACCCGTTTGTCTGGTGGGTACAAATGTACGGTCAGGCTCACCCGTTGAGCCTGAAAACCTTTATGTTCTGACAAATAAAACGCCTCAAACACTTTAACTTTGAATTGATTGGCTTTTGGTGTAAGAAAACGTCTAGACCCATTGAAATTCCAATAGGTATTTATGCTTGGTGGATAAGGTAAAAAAAGATTGAGCATTGTTGTAATAGATGGTGAAAGTGTGTTTATAATACATCATCGCAACCACGCGATACATCGAAAAGGAAATTAAACATGACAGCATACGACAGGTGGTTAGAAGCGCCAATTCAAGCGCACTATGAGGAACAAGACGCAATCAGCGACATTGTTGAGCAACTCATGGAAGACGAGTTAGACCCACGCAACCCTAGCGTGTTCATGCAAGCCATTAACGAAGGCGCTTGTTTGGACAACAAGGAATTCAACGAAGCGTTGAAGCAAATCCTTGAAACCAAGAATTATGACGAACTAGGCAAACTGGTCTACGACTTTGTTGTTGACTATTGCCAAGACACAGCCGTGATTCGTGCTGAAGCAATCATCCAAATGAGGACATACAAATGAAGACGTTTAAAGACCTACGCACAATCAATGTAAACCAGCACATTGAAAAGAAAGGCAATTTGTCATACCTGTCATGGGCATGGGCTGTTGATACGCTGTTACAAGAAGACCCAACAGCACACTGGGAATTTCACGAACCAACATTCTTTGGCGAAACCGTAATGGTTCGTTGTACTGTGTACGCTTTGGGCAAGTCAATGACCATGCACCTGCCAGTAATGGACAACAAAAACCAAGCGGTCAAATCGCCTGACAGCCGCAAGGTATCAGACGCAATGATGCGATGCCTTGCCAAGTGCATTGCCACCTTTGGCATTGGCCTTTACATCTATGCTGGTGAAGACGTACCAAGCGAAGGCGAACCAGAGCCTGTTGACCTTGGACCAATCATTGCATTTATTGCCGAGGCGCATAACCTTGATGACCTGCGTATCAAGTACGTTGGCGCGGTTAAGACGGTCAAGAACGACCAAGACGCATTGAAGCAATTGGAAGCAGTTAAAGACAAACGTAAAGCCGAATTGACGGCATTGGAGGCAGCATGAGTTATTCAGAATTGGAAATGAAAACAATCCAATGGGGTGAAGCCCGTGGCATTGTGCAAAACAGCACCGCAGCAGCCCAAGCAATCAAGACGCAAGAGGAACTTGACGAACTGGTTGATGCTCTGCGAAACAACGACCGCGCAGCCATTGCAGACGCTTATGGCGACATTCTGGTGACGCTAATCATGGGTTGTGCCTGTGTTGACCTTGACCTTGTAACGTGCCTTGAAGGTGCTTACAACGAAATCAAGGACCGCAAGGGTTATCTCACTGCCGATGGCATCTTTGTGAAAGAAGCGTAATGGGACAACTTGTTGCATTCATCTGTTTCTTTGCATGGCTGACGCACATTTTCACCTGCTTTGCTCAAGGCTTTTGGGGTTTCTTGGTGGCTGGCGCTATCTTTTTCCCCATTGGCATCCTTCACGGCTTTTACCTTTGGATGACTTAATATGACACAAGATGAAATCATTGAAATGGCTAGACAGGCGTGGATTTCAGACAAAGAAGCGCAACTAATTACTGAGTTTGATGAAGCATATCTGTCTTGCACATATCTCACAGACCTAACGGCATTTGCCAAACTGGTAGCAGCCAAAGAGCGTGAGGCGTGTGCAAATCTTTGCTGGAAAAACCAAGACGACAATGCTTTTGTCAACACATACAACGGAAAACGGCTTGACTTGCTCTGTTCAGAGTTAATACGAACAAGGGGGGAAAAATGATTGAACTTTTACTTTGTATATTTGTCCCGTTGATTTGCGTTGGAATTGCTTGTTGGGCAGATGTATCGGCTCAAGAACACATTGCCAAAGGTCATGATGAGGCAATGAAAATACTAAGAGGTGAAGCATGACAGACACAATATTTGACCCACGCACAGTAGAACAAGGCACAGACCTGTGGAAGCAGATTCGCCTTGGTCACGTTACTGCCAGCAACATTGCTGAAGTGATGAGTAAAGGCAAAGGCAACGCAGAGGCTATTGGGCGTTACAAATACAAAGTGCGCTTGGTTGCAGAACGCTTGACAGGTACGGCTGCTGAATCATTTAGCAGTTCTGCTATGGAGTGGGGCGTTGAGCAAGAGCAATTTGCCGCCATTGAGTACGAAGCAGCCAAAGGCGTGTTTGCTGACAAGACGGGCTTTTGGCCTTGTGAAGATGTGAAGTGGCTTGGCGTATCGCCTGACCGCTTGGTGGGTGAGGATGGTTTGGTTGAGATCAAATGCCCCAACACCACAACGCATTTGCAATACCTGTTTGACAACAAAGTGCCAACTGAGTATTACAAGCAAATCCAATGTCAACTATGGGTAACAGGCCGCAAATGGTGCGACTTTGTTTCCTATGACCCAAGACTGCCCAAGCGCAATCAACTGCTGATTGTGCGGACAGAACGCGATGAAGACCTCATTGCGGAAATGAAAGCCGAGGTTGAGAAATTCTTAGCCGAAGTGGAAAATTTAATCATCAAACTAGAGGAATAATATGTCAGTAAACAAGTTCATTGGTATCGGTAACCTGGGGCGTGACCCTGAAATGCGCTTCATGCCTAACGGCAATGCAGTGTGCAACTTCAGCATCGCCATATCCGAGAAGTACAAAGACAAAAACAGCGGTGATTGGAAAGAAGTCACTGAGTGGGTCAACGTGGTCATGTTTGGCAAGTTGGCTGAAATCGCTGGCGAGTACCTCAAGAAAGGCTCAAAGGTCTACGTTGAGGGCAAATTGAAGACTGAGAAATACACCGATAAAAACGGTGTGGAGAAGTTCTCGACTAAAGTGGTGGCAGAGAAGATGGATATGTTGAGTACGCGCACAGAAGGCGCAGCACCATCCAAATCAGCGCCACCAGAGCCTGAACCGTTCAATGAGGATGACATTCCTTTTTAAACCATAATCGTAAATTGTTGATAGGTAAAACGGGTTAGCGCCGTTACCCAATTTTTGTAGTAGATAAGCAAGTAGACGCTGCTTTATGCGAGTACCTATCAACAACCTTTTCTCCTTTGCAGGAGCCTTTGCCCCCTTCATTGGGGGCTTTTTTTGTTGTATTTATGCAAAAGACTATGTGCAACGTCTTTTTAATGTGTTTATAATAGTAACCAGAGCAACAACGCTCTATAAAGGAATTAAACATGAAAAAAGCATTTGAAATCTTGGGTCAGGTCACGCTGGCAGTTGTCATTGGTTCTATCTTGGCTGTGCTGTTCATTGAATGGATGGCTGGATGTGGTGAATCCTATGTGGATGCAAAAGGCATCACACACGCCAACGAGTGCATCATTGTTCAACACACAAAATAATATGACACATAATTTTCCTTACAAATGGACATTGGCAGAGGCTAACTTTACAAAAGACAAAGGAAAAGTCTTTTCGTGCTTTGCTTGTGGTGGTGGCTCAACAATGGGCTACAAATTGGCTGGTTTTGACGTTCTTGGGTGCAACGAAATTGACCCAAAGATGATTGATGCTTACAAAACCAATCACAACCCAAAATATGCTTACCTAGAGCCAATCCAAGAATTTAAGTTGCGTGATGACTTACCAAAAGAACTGTACGACTTAGATATTTTGGATGGTTCTCCACCTTGTTCTAGTTTTTCAATGGCCGGAAGCCGAGAAGCAGATTGGGGTAAAGAAAAAAAGTTTCGTGAAGGTCAAGCGGAACAAGTGTTAGACACGCTTTTCTTTGATTTCATTGAGTTGGCTAAAAAACTACAACCAAAGGTTGTAATTGCCGAAAACGTCAAAGGATTGTTGTTAGGTGATGCTAGAACCTATGTTTCACGCATCTATGATGAATTTGATGCTGCAGGCTACATAGTCCAACATTGGTTATTAGATGGTTCAACAATGGGTGTTCCACAAAGGCGTGAGCGCGTTTTCTTTGTGGCTTTACGCAAAGACTTGGCAGAACCATTTTTGGAATCTGTAGATATGTTTACTGTTGCTCCAAAACTTCAACTCAAATTTAATGAAAAACCCGTCGTATTTGGCGAAATTCAAGATTGTGAAGGCCGAAATCTTAGTGAAAATATGACAAAGATTTGGGAAGCAAGGCAAGAAAACGATTCTTCAATGGAGGCGGCTTGTTTTCGATTGGAAGGTAGGAAAAGTTACTTTTCTCAAAGTTATTTGTACAAAAATAAAGTAGCAACCACGCTTACATCACACGAAGATAGCCTTGTTTTGTTTGATGCGCCAAAGTTCACAAGCAAACAAGAGGCTTGTAGCATTGGCAGTTATCCACAAGACTATGATTTTTGTGGTCAAAAGCCACATTACATGATTGGAATGAGCGTTCCACCTGTGATGACGGCCCAAATTGCCAAACAAGTTTATGAGCAATGGCTATCTAAACTTCAATAATAGTAGTGCTACTATTAGCCCTCATTCAGCAATGGGGGTTATATGGCAAACGCAGCAGTCCGTGTCCGTAATGTCTTTAAGACGGAACAGAAACCGCTAACACTGGCAGACATTAACAATGCACTGCCAGACCTAAAGCCAAGCCAAGTGTCAATGGCTCTGTGCTATTTCCGCAGACAGCGGTATATGACACGCGAACAGATCAAGAGCGATAAGCCCAAAGGCCGCAAACAAGTGTGGCTTTATACGTTCCATGACGTTAAACTACCCAAACCAGTTGAGGTGGCAAATGTCTGATGGAGGCAAGGGCAGCACACAGCGCCCAACAGACCATGAGGCGTATGCCAACAACTTTGATCGTATCTTTGGGAATAAACGCAATGCCAGTGATGAAGAAACCAGACGGTTGGTATTGGGGCAGCAAGGGGCCGTTCCAGACCAAGCAGAAAGCCATCCAAGTGGGCCAAGCAGCCCATGCCAGCGGATTTAAAGAGGAAGCCATGACATATACGCCACAACAGTTTGTGCTTTGCCTATTGCACAGCGTAACTAACACGCACATCTTGCATCTACAGAGCCGTTCATACTCAGAACACAAGGCGCTTGAGGGCTACTACACAGAGATTGGTGACCTAGTAGACGATTACGTTGAGGCATACCAAGGCAAGTACGGCATCATTGAAGGCTATGGCCTAGAGTACGCAGAACCAGAGCCAGCACTGGAATACCTGATCGGCCTAAGTGACTACATCAAGGAAGCCCGTCAACAACTGCCCCAAGATAGTGAATTGCAGAACATCACAGACGAGATGGCAGCACTGGTAGACAGCACCATCTACAAACTACGCTTCTTAAAGTAGTCAAAATACCCCTAAAAACACCCCAAAAAGGGGCTAAAAAGGGGCCAAAAAGGGGTCAAAAACACCCCTAAAACAGCCCAAAAACACCCCAAAATAGGCCCAAAACAGGCCATTAATCATCATATAAAGCCATAAATACGACCATAAACAGACCCTAAGCCCACTCATATAGCCATGCCAAGCATACCAACGCGCACTATATGCAGTGACTTAGGCTGTAAGAACCCACGCTCTAAGTACAACGGCTACTGCTTAGAGCATGGGGGCAGGGACACATACGACCAAAAGCATAATAGAAGCAGAGTAGATAGCAACGCGCAATATAAGACAGCGCAATGGTTAGCACTAAGACAGATACAGTTAAGCAAGCATCCACTATGTGCAGGATGCCAAGCAAATAATATTATTACATCGGCTACTGTTGTTGACCACATATTCCCTTGGCGACAGATAAGCAAAGAAGCATTCTTCATCAATAAGTTCCAATCCCTCTGCTATGAACACCATGCAGAGAAGACGCAACTAGAACAGAAGGGCGTATACAGACGATATGGCCCACCAGTAGTGGACCTATGCCGATTAGATTACATGAGCCTTGTAGACCCCTCATAGGGCTTGGCAGGGGGGTGGGGGTCTGTGGTTTGAAACTTAAAAAAAAGGCCCATAATAAAGAGCAACGCCGAACCCCAAATTCCTACAAAGTAATTTGCCCTTTGGGGGGTTTGTACTATGATGTGAACTATGAGTAACAAAAAAGCCCCCGAATTGCATCTGGTCGATGGCACTACCCCACGCAAGGGAATGCCTACGGTCTTGCCTGAAAAAATTAAGAAGCGCATTCCTGCTGCTGAGTGGATGAATAATCCAGCGGCATGGGACAAGGCTAAGTTCATTGAGGAAACCGCAGATTTCTTGTATGAGGTCTATGGAATTGGCAACGACCAGGACAAGCACACGCTCTCAATGTTGGCTGACCACATTGAAACCTATATCTTGTGTACTGAAGGTATTGCGCGTGAAGGTCTGGTTGTTGATTTCAATGATGGCAAGACAACTGGACCCAATCCGTTCCTGACAATCCGCAATAAGACTATGACGCTCATCATTCAAATGATGAATGAACTAGGTTTGACACCACGCAGCCGTTTGTCTGCTGGTAAGAAAGAAGACGATTCACCTGTTGCTCAATTCCTCAAAGGCCCATTGGCTCAATAAACTATGAAACAACAAGACATTATTCAAATCTCCAAACAATCTAATTTGGTTGTGGAGCGTCATTCCGATGGAAAAGTAATTGTTTCTGGAACGCCAACAGAAATTGAATATTTTGCAGAATTGATAGCCAAAGCCAAAGCCGAAGAAATTGCCACCGCTTGTGAACGCTTGCCTTTTGGCGACACAGCACATTCGTTTGCCATTTGGATTCGTGAGCAATGAACTGGCAAGACGGGGTTGCTTATGCCCATGCAGTAGCAAAGGGCGAGATAAACGTCTGCAATAACGTAAGGCTTGCGTGTCAGCGTTTCCTTAACCAGTTGGAAAACAAAGAATGGGAATGGGTTTTTGACGAACGATTCCCTGACCACGTTCTGCAATTTGCCGCTACGCTAAAACATACCAAAGGACCACAAGCAGGTCAGAATGTAGTGCTTGAGCCTTTCCAGATTCTTTTGATTTGCGCTATTTACGGGTTCCGCAGTAAGAAGGATTTAGAAAAGCGGATGGTTTCAGATGTAATTCTGTTCATTCCGCGAAAGGCTGGTAAGTCAACACTTACTGCTGTTATTGCGTTGTATGAGTTATTGTTTGGCGAGGCTGGCGCTGAAGTATTTACTCTGGCGACCAACCGCGAACAGGCAACCATTGTGTTTGACTCTGCCAAAGGTTTTGTTGAGGCAATGCCAGCACAATTGGCTGAATTGTTTAATCCAAGCAAATACACCATTGGCAAGCGCGGCGACAGCCAAAGTATGTTTAAGGCTTTAAGCCGTGACACCAAAAAATCAGGTGACGGTAAGAACCCATCTTGCGTAATCATTGACGAAGCAGCACAGATTGTTGACCGCAATTCCATTGAGGTTTTGCACTCAGGTATGGTGGCCCGTAAGAATCCTTTAAGGCTTTACATCACCACATCGTCATTTACTAAAGACACCAAGTTCTACGAAGACTTGTCAATGTACCAATCTATGCTACATGGCGAGGCTACGGACAACCCACGCTGGTTTGGCCTTATGTACGGGCTTGATCTTGGTGATGATTGGCGTGAACCTAGCGTATGGGCCAAGGCTAACCCTATGCACAGCATTAGCGTGTTTGAAGACGCTATTGCTCAACGCGCAGAGGAGGCCAAGCACAAACCAGCCGCGCTTAATGAATTCCTTTGTAAAACTCTTAATGTCTGGGTTTCAGCCAACGCAGCATGGTTAGACAGGGCAAATTGGGATGACCCTGCTTGCGCTTTGCAGCCACGCACAGAAGAACCAGAAGCCGTGTTCATTGGCTTTGACTTGGCGGCAACGCGAGATTTAAACGCAGTCTGTACGCTCAAGCGTTATGGCCCATTGGACTATGAGGCTGAATGGCAGTTCTTTTTGCCAGAAGAAAGCCTGTCTTTTATTCCCAAACACTATTTGGACATTTTCCAAGTGGCTATTGCCAGCGGCATCCTTAAATTGACAGAAGGCAACGTGATGGATGACCGCGAGATCAGCGACTACATCATTAACCAGCAATGCACCAAGTACAACGTCAAAGAGGTTGGTTATGACGCATACAACGCAGCCTCATTGGTAGCGCGTCTACACGATGCTGGTTTGCCAGTTAAAAAGGTAGGGCAGGGTATGGCAGTGTTGAATAACCCAAGCAAATACGTTGAAAAGTTGATCTTGAATAAACAAATCAAGCACGATGGCAATCCCTTTGTTGGTTGGCAGTTAGGTAACTGTGAATGTTATACCGATGTGAACGGCAACATCAAAGTACGCAAGAACGAAGCAGATAAAGCAGCCAAGGTTGACGGCATTATTGCTATGATTATTGCCTCGCATTGTTCTTTGGATAACCCGTTCGTGTCAAATAGTTTTGGATTCCGCTCGTTTTAGGTTAATATCGGTAACAAATGGGGGTGAAACATGGGAATTCGTGACTTTTTCAGCGGTAAAAAAGGCGTTCAGAACGAATCAAACGTAGTTCTGGGTCAGTTACAACTGGGTAACCAAGTTGTTATTGGCGACCAAAGAAGCCAGCCTTCACAGCAATTACTGTATGTAACAACGTCAAGCACCACGACTGCTGGTCGCGTTGTTGATATTTCTGGCCTTACGCGCAATTCAACCGTCATGGGATGCGTTGGTGTTAAGGCTAGGGCATTGGCACAGTGCGGTATTTCCATTATGTCCAAGGCTGAAGATGGCACTTTTGTAGATGCCATTAAAGACGAGGGCGTAGGTTCGCGTGATAAGCAGAAGGCTAAACAAGTCCTAAACCTATTGCAAAACCCCAATAATTTCCAAAGCGCATACGAGTTTTGGTATCAATGGTGTATGTGGCAAGACATTGCTGGCGAATCGTTCACCTTGTGGTGGCGCGACAAGCAGAAGGATTCAACTGCTACGCCAATCGAGATGTACAACCTTGATGCCACACTTATTACGGTCAAACTGTCGGATACCCGTTATCCAATGTACGTTTTGAGTTCGCCATCCTACGGTTTTAGCAAAGATACGCCACTTGAGTATTACCAAGTGATGCACTGCAAAGAAGCCGCATGGCAAGGTTCGTCTGGTTTCAACAAAGGTATCTTGGCAACCGAATTGGTGGCCTTGGACCAAGACATTGATATTTATGCCAACTTTGTAATGCAGAACGGCGCAAAGCCATCTGGCATTTTCCGTACTGACCAAGTTATTCCAGACGCTAAGTACAAAGAAATTGCCTCGCGTATTAAAGACACTTGGAATGCAATGACGGGTAGTCGTGGTACTGACCCAAGTAAAGCGGGTCAAGGTATGTTGCTTGACCAAGGCATGACATACGAATCCATCAAGATGCTTACCTTGCAGGATGCTGACGCAGCCAAGTTAAAAGAGCAAACCATGAAACGCATCTGTGGCGTGTTTGGTGTGCCACCTGCAATGCTTGGTATTGCTGACCAGAAGTACAACAACACCCAGACTATGCTGGATGAGTTCTACAAAACGGTCATGTACCCAATGGTTATTAACATTGAGCAAAAGTTGAAACAGCATTTGCTTAAAGGTTACCCAAATCTGGTTGTGCGCTTTGATACCAAGGATTTCTTGAAGGGCGCACCGCTTGACCAAATGAATTTCGTGACTGCTGGCGTTAAGGCTGGCATAATGACACCAAACGAGGCTCGTCAGTACCTTAATATTCCAGATATTGACGGCGCAGACGAATTGATGCAAAGTGGTGGTGGGTCTGGTGGCGACAAACCGATTTCTGGCACAAGCCCCCAAGATACAGGTGGCGGTGGCGGTAATCAAAAGAGCAAAATGAATATTGGGACAACATAATGAGCGCAATTAACAAAGTGCTTGCATTTGTTGCTTCACAAATTAAAGTTGCTAGTGTTACACTACCAATCATTAAAAAACCCCACAAGATACAAGACGACAACCAATCAATTCACAATGGGGTGATAAATGAAACAACTGAATCTAGTCTGCGAGGCGAAAGTCAGCCTGTCGCAAAACGCAAACGAGGCCGCCCAACCAAGCGGTCAACTTGAAGCCCGTGTAACTACATGGGGTGCGCGTGAAGGCGCTGATGGTCGTAAATTCAACTATCAGCCTGAAGGCTTTGCAGATTGGGCAGCAGAATTTGCTGAAACTGGCAAACCTTTGCCTATGTTCTTGAACCACAACGACATGGGTATGCCAATGGGCGAATGGAACGAGTTTTCATTTGACGATGAAGGCATGACTGCCAAAGGCCGCTTGTACTTGAACACAGTAGGCGGCAACGACCTGTACCAAGTGCTTAAAGAATCCCCCAATATGTTTGGTGGTGTTTCTGTTGGTGCTTATGCAGAAGAAGCGCAAATGGTTGACGCTGATGGCAACCCAGATCAAAGCGAAGAAGCATATTTCCAAATCACTAAAGGTGGTTTGCGCGAAGTGTCTGTGGTGATGTACCCAAACAACCCTAATGCAGAGATTCACAAACTGGAAGCATTTGATGCTGACGGCAATGTGAACCCACGAGTTTTGGAAAAGGCTTTGCGTGAGGCAGGTCTTAACAAAAAGGATGCGACCACCGCATCTAGTATCTTCAAACGAGTAATGGCAGAACGTGATGTTCCCGCGAAAGTTGAAGTGACCCCAACTCAGGGTGAGCCTGATGCGGTGGTGACCGAAGCCGATGAATTGCTCCGCGCTTTCGAGTTGCGTGAGTTGTCAAAGGCACTTGAAAAACGCATTAAATAAAGGAATGCAAAATGTCAGTTGAAAAAATCCTAGAAAAAGTTGACGCGATTGAAACCGCGCAACTCGCAAAAATTGATGAAGTCAAGTCCGAAGTTGCTGTGACTGTTGAATCTGCTAAAGCAGAAATTCAAGAGAAAATGGCTGCTTTGGAAGCCAAAGTTGCTTCTATCCAAATGCCTGAGTTCATCCGCGCACCTCACAAAACCATCCGTGGTGATGTGAACCGCCGTGTTCGTGAACAACTCGCTGGTTTCTCTAAAGGTGGCAGCAAGTTGCACACTGAATTGAAACTGTGGGAATCAGAAGACCAACACGCTGCATACCTGACCGAAGCATCGTCTTTGACAGGCTCTGGCGCTGGCATCGGTGGTCGTACTGCGTATGACCCTGTGTTCCACGCTCTGCGTTTGATTAACCCAATGCGCGGCGTGTCTCGCAACGTGGCTACTGATGGTTCTACCTATCAATTCCGGGCAAAGACCGGGAATGCTGGCGCGGCCTGGGGCTATGCAATTCAGAACAACGGTTCGGCTACTACTGAAGCCACGAACATTTGGCAACTGAATATGCAAGACATTAACGTGCAGTTCCCTATCCGTACTGCTGCGCTTGATGACATTGATGGCTTGGAAGCAAACGTGGTTGACGATATGTTGCAAGAATTCTCGCAACAAGAAGGTCTGTCAATGATTTTGAACAACGACCAATCTGGTTCTACGACCACCGCTTACGGTGCGACAGACGGCTTGCGTGGTTTGAATCAGTACCCTGGCGCTAACAGCACCTACACTGGTGGCACTATCTCCACTGCTGCTTTCGGTACTTCTGGTACTGGCGCAACTGCTGGTTTGCATAGCATCGCTACATACGACCAGATCACAACCAACGGTTTTGGCACTGCCAACAATGTAGTGTTTGCTGATTTGATTAACTTCATCCACTCATTGCCACAACAATACTGGTCTGCTAACAGCAAGTTCATCATCAGCCCTCTGATGTTGGCTGCTATTCGCGGTCTGGTTGACGACAACGGCACTCCAGTGTTTGAGCGTATGTCTCCATTGGTGTCTGACGGTATCGTTGGCAAGTTGTTGGGCTTTGACGTTGTGGTGAACAACTACCTCGAAAGCCCAATCGCTTCTGGCGGTTCTGCTGGTACTAACAGCCAATACCCAATGTACTTTGGCGATTTCCAACGTGGTCACACCATCGTTGACCGCTTGAGCATGGTCTTGCGCCGTTATGAGCAAACAGCCCCTGGCTTTATCACCTTCTACGGTGAGAAGCGTTTGGCAACGTCTGTTGTTGACCCATTCAGCATCATCCGTTACCGCTCAACAGCCACTGGCGCTTAATAAAGATGGGGGGATTCGTCCCCCCTCTTTTTGTTTTTACAAGGAATTATTTAAATGAGTGCAAACCAAACAATCCTAGACGGCATTAAGAAAGCCATCAACGAGGGCGGCAAAGTAACAATCGACCTGCGCGAAGCCTCAACGCTTACTGGCTCTGGTCTTGATATTGGTGGTCGCACTTATTTTGATGATGCTTTTGCCGCATTGCGTTATGCCAACCCATTCCGTATGGGTTCACGCAACATCAAAACTCCAAACAGTTCTGCTGTCCAGTTCGTTGCCAAGACAGGTAACGCAACAGGCGCAAACCCTTGGAACCCTAACGCTACACCTGATAGCGGTTCACCAGATACGGCTACCTCATTCTGGGTTATGCCTACACGCATCATCAACGCGCAATTGCCAGTTCGTATTGCTGCATTGGATGACATTAACGGTTTGCAAGAAGCATTGTTGATGGACTTGGCGCTGGAATTCAGCGAACAAGAAGGTTCATCTATGGCAACCAATGATGACCAATCTGGTTCTACGACCACAACAACTGGTGCAACTTACGGTTTGCGCGGTTTGGATTCGTACACCAGCGGTTCTACTGCGGCTTACGGCACAAGCGGTACAGCAATCACCAACGGTATTCATACCTTGGCAACTGTGTCTTTGGGTGGCGTTACACCAACGTACAACAAGATCACAAACATTGCTAACGCATTGCCAGCACAGTATTGGTCATTGCCTACAACGGCTTGGCACATGACTCCAGCAATGATTCAAACTTTGCGTCAGTTGAAAGACAGCCAAGGTTTGCCATTGTTCTTGGAATTGGGCGAGGCTGGTGAAGGCGGCGCAGTGGGTTCAATCTTTGGTTGGCCTGTTATACCTAACTCATACCTGTCTACTGATTTCCCAATCTACTTGGCAAACTGGGACCGCTTCTTGACTATTGCAGACATTGAAGAAATGGATGTGCAGGTTTATGAACAGACAGCACCTGGCTTTGTGACCCTGTACGCAGAGCGCCGTGTAACAAGCACTGTCCGCGACCCGTTCGCTGGTGTTCGTGCAAGCGCAGCCTAAAAGGTAAATCATGGCTGTTGAGAACCAAACACTCGCGCCGTTTTATTCCAATCAAGGGAATCCGTTTAACTACGTCAAGTTTGAACAGATTAACCGCGATGTATCTACCCAATGGTTGACGTTGGGCGAGATCACACAGCAGTTAAACCTGTTTGACGATGAAAGCCAAGACGCTTATTTGTCCTCTCTTGAACTTGCCACTCGCATGGCAATTGAGGACTTCTTGGGCATGGCAATCTTCTCAACGCAGTGGCTGGTGTACTACCCTAACTTTGGTCTATACAACACAGCGGTCTTTTTGGACTTGCCAGAAGTGTCTGGTCCAAATCAAGGCCGCGCTGGTGTAACGATTAACTCGGTAATGTATTACGGCACTTCAAACGTAGTGCCAAACGTCATTCCTTGTACTGAATATTCGTATGACCCAACGGGCAACCGTGTGATCTTGAATTCGATTCCCAACACACTTAATCAGAATGTTGCGAACCCTATTTCTGTGATCTACACGCAAAACGGTAGTCCTTTATCAACATACCCTGTCATTAAACAGGCTGGTTTGTTGTTGCTGACGCATTTATACAACAACCGTTCTGACACGACTGAAACTCAGTTGAAGCAGATTCCGTTTGGTGTTCAGGCTTTGTTGCGACCATACAAACCATTGGTGATGTAATGTCAATCGCACGATACGAGAACCTAACAATCAACAACGTGGTGAACGGTACTGATGCTTATGGTCAGTACACCACCACGCTAACTCCTTGGTTTGAAACCCGTGGGCGTGTGGCTGATGTGTCAAACAGTTTGCGTATCTCTGAGCGTTATCGCGTGTACCAAGACCTTGTAAATATTACAGTCAACTACACGCCTAACATTCGTCAGATTGTGGACAACCAGAACTTGTATGCGGTCAACTGGCGCGGTTACGATTGGCGGATTACAGACATTCGCGAATCAAATGACCGTATGAAAGTAACGCTGCTTTGTTATCGTAACGACCCTGCGACACCAGTATGAGTACACAACAAAATCCAGCCGTCTACGCACAGTGCATCCAGTACCAACTGGCAAGCATTGTTACGCCTAAACCTGTCTATGCCAACTTCAACCGAAATTGGGCTACGCAAGGTTCTGGCTTTTTGACATGGAATTTGCGGAACGTACATCAGCCTGTTTACACGGGTCAGACGCAAAGCAACAAAGGCATTGATCGCCCAATTTTCCAAGTGTCCGTCTTTGCTAAAGACATGGATGACACTTTCAATTTGGCTAATCAAGTCATACAATCACTCAATGGCTATTCAGGCGCATTTGGCAATCCAGCAACCAATGGTTTTTGGGTGGCTAAAGTAGAAGTGGTTTGGCTCTACAACACCTATGACGATGCTCTGGGTTTGAACCAAGTCATTCTGGATTGCACAATGGACATTCCAACATAAGACAAGAATTTTGAACCAATCTCTTTTAAAGGAATCTTAAAAATGGCACTCATTAACAAAGTCTTACCTGGTTATGTAGCAACGATGTGGATGCAAGACGATGCAACCCCAACACCGTTGACTGACGCTCAATTAGGCACTTGGGCATCACAAGTTGAAACCATTGTTGGCACAACTGCTGGCGGCACTGGCACTGCTGGTGTACAAGTTCCAGTTGAAGCAATCCCTGCTTTTGGCTCTGATGACGCATCTGCAACTTACTCTATTGCTGGCGCTCGTACTGGTGCAAAGATCACCACTCAGAACCAAGTGACCTCGATGCAGATTACTGCTGCTTGGAACCCTGCTGATACTGCTTTGTTGCAAATCCGCGCTGACGGCTACAGCGGTCAAATCATCCGTACCTTTGTGGTCGCTGTGTATGACGGCACTAACACTGTTGCTTACGCTTTCAACGCTCGCGTTGGTGGCTTGCAATGGGACTTGTCTCCATCTGCTGAAAGCAAGATGATCTTTACAATTCACCCAGTGGGCGGCAACTCCTACGGTTGGTCTAACGACTAAGGAAAGCCCCTCGGGGCTTTTTTTACATGACAACACAAATACAAAACTCCCAAGACCTTCTGTCATACATTGTGACAATGGCTAATTCTGGTCAAAAGAATTGGTTTGGATTTCCACAACAGCGCATTGTTGGCATTCATCTTGCCTACGAAATTGCCAAGGTTCATGCCGATAAGATGACACCAGAGGAAATTGCAGACTTTGTTGTAAAACTGAATAACGCCGTATTTCAAAAACTCGTCAAGGGTGAATGATGGCTAAGACGTTTTCAGTTGGCATTGTTGGCGCTGAAGAATTAAGTAGTGTCTTAAAAGACATGATTGCAGACTTTGGGCCAAAAGACTCAAAGAACATTCTTGTTAGCGCAGTCAGGCAAGCCATGAAACCAGCCTTAGAGACTGCCAAAGCCAACGTGCCTATTGATACTGGCGCACTACGCGCATCGTTGCGTATAGAGGCTAGAAAGCCAACCCGTAAGCACAAGGCATCCAAGTACATTGATGAAGGCGATGTGGTCATTGCTACTGTGACTACTGCACCTGGCAAAGTGCTGGCAAAAAGAAGTTTTAAAAACGAACGTACAGGCAAGCGTCAAAAAGGCATTGATAGTGATGCAAGGGCTATTGCAGCAGAATTTGGAACTGCTAAAGTATCACCTCAACCATTTTTACGGTCAGCCCTTGAAAGCAATTCTGGGTTAATCGTGAATAACTTATCAGAGCAAATCAAAACTGCTATTGATAAATACAAAGCAAGACAGGCCCGTAAAGCCACAAAAGGATAAAACATGAGCAAACTAGCATCAGCATTTGGTAAAGACTTTGTTAAGAACAAAGATAAAGTACGCACACGATCATTCACGCTTGGTGGTCATACATTCAAAGTCAAAGTCCCATTGACCGTTGAATTTGAACTCATGCAAGAACGCATGAAAGTATTAGACGAATCAAAAGTCGAACAGTATTACAAAGACCTGACTAAAGATTTGGAAAAATACCGAGGTGAAAAAGATCAAACCATTAAATGTGAATGGCTTGAGAATGATGTAATTCTTGATGGTCGTTCTATGCGTGAGGCGGCAAAGAACAAGGTGATCGCTGAAAACCGTATTACAGAAATGTTCAAAATGCTTGTGCCAGAAGAATCAGGCTTTGACATGAGTACGATTACATACGCAATGGTTGAAGAACTTTTCCCATTTGCTGTTCAATTGCAATTGGTCGAGGAAATTAGTAAAACAATTTCTCCCAATTACGAGGCTCAAAAGGGAAAATAACTGGGTCAGTCCGTAGACAGGTCAAAGCGTATTTGACTGCTCACGGAACTGACCCTGATGGGATAGATGAAGAAACATTCACAGACATTTGCATAATGTATGTGGATGGGATGATTGGCAACCGTGGATTGTTAGAAACGCTTGGAAGTTTGAAGGGCGCAATTTACAATTACATCAGGCCAGAAAATCAACGCGCCTATACACTACAAGACATGATTCCAAGGGTGCATGAATATCTTTATCCTCCATTGCCTGAAAGCGTGAAGGCTAACAAGGTAAGTGAAAGCCTAATGCAGTTTATGCAAATGGCTCCTAATGCTCCCACCAATCTTTTTGAGGAGTAATCTATGGGTATGCTGGCGCGGTTAGGTGTTGTTCTTGGTTTGGATTCTGGCGAGTTCAAACAAGGACTTGAATCTGCTGACAAATCACTTACTAAATTTGCCGCAAAACTCCCACAAATGGGTGTCGTTGCCGCAGCAGCATTTACAGCAGCAACCTACAAAGCATTGCAATATGCCGATGCTGTTTCTGATGCCGCCAAAGCAAGTGATGTTGCTGTTTCGTCTGTCATTGCATTAAGCAAAGGCTTGCAGCAAAACGGTGGCAACGCAGATGATGCTGGCAAATTGTTGGCAACATTTAGCGCCCAAGTTGATGAAGCGGCACAAGGTTCATTGGCTGCTCAAAAAGCGTTTGCCCGTGTTGGCGTTACTTTAAAAGATTTGGGTGAACTAGGCACTGAGGATTTGTTTGATAAAACAGTCAAAGCCATTGCCGCTATTGAAGACCCTGCTGCAAGGGCTGCGCTTGCAACCACTATGTTTGGCAAAGCCGCAAAGGGTGTTGACTTTGTAGGGTTGGCAGAAGGCGCTGACGAGGCAAAAGAAAAGTTTAAAGAATATGCTGCTGCTGTTGAAATGGCTGCGGAATTAAACGACAAATTAGAAGCGGCTGGTACTGCTATGAGTTTGTCGTTTACTAATGCTGTTATTCCAACATTGTTAAAAGTTTACGATGCGTTGGCAGAAGACAGCCGTGGCATGGAAGTGCTAATGGATGTAACCAAGTTTGCAGTCAAATTTATTGCTGACTCTTTCCATACTGCTTATACGGTTGTAATGAGTTTGGTTGAGGCAACCATCTTTCTTAAAAATGCCATTGTTGCTTTGTTTACAGATGCAACAGTTGCAGAAGAATATGAAAAATACAACAAGCGTATTGGCGAACTAATTAAGAAAAACATAGAGTTTCGTGACAGCATTTGGTCTGATGAAAAACCAGAGCCAAAAGCAAAACCTAAATTTGCTGGCCGTCAAGTAACAGAAGCAAAAAACCCAGAAGATGAAAAGCGCAAACGGATGCTTGAAGCCATTGAGATGGCTAAAAAACTATCTGTTGAATATGAGCGCCAATCACAATTTGATTTAGATCAGATTCGCCGTAAGGCTGAGTTAAACGGCATGACGGAAAAAGAACGTCAAGTTGCCGAAGCAATGATGCAAATGCGTGAACAACGCGAACAAAAATTAGAAGCAATTGAAAGCAAACGCCAAGATGCAATTATTAAAGGCGAGTTGGAACTTGCTAAAGAATTGCAAAACCAAAAAGACATTATTGCCGAACGCAGTGATTTCTTTATTGCTGCAACAGAGGCAGAAATTAAAGCCATTCAAGCAGAGCAAAACACTTTTGCATTTGGTTGGAATCAAGCATTTGCTCAATACATGGAAGATTCAGAAAACGCCGCAAAACGTGGGCAAGAGGTTTTTCAAACTGTTACTGGCAACATGAATGCAGCAATTGAAAACTTTGTACGCACTGGCAAACTTTCATTCAGCAGTCTTGCAAGCAGCATCATCCGTGATTTGATTGCTATTCAAATGAAGGCGCAAGCATCATCTATGTTAATGATGATGTTTGGCGGCGGTAAGTACACACCTGGTTCTAGTTCATTTGTTGGTCCAATGCAACCAAAAGCAGATGGTGGTTATGTAAATTCAAACACTCCATACATGGTTGGCGAACGTGGTCCTGAAATGTTTATCCCACAAGGTTCTGGAACAATCATTCCAAACAACCGTATGCAATCAGGCGGTGGTGGAAATAAAACAGTCAACAACTTTACAATCAATGCAATTGATACAAAGAGTTTTGAGCAACGCTTGTTTACAAGTTCAAACGCTATTTGGGCTGCTAACCAATACGCCAATAAATCACTAGCCGCTGTCGGCGGGAGGTCTTAATGTCTTTTCAAACAATCGTTGACATACAACAGTCAATGACGGTGAACAACCGTAGAACTGTTGGTCAGCAAGTGGCTCGGTCTGGTTACATCACTGTGGCGCAATACCTAACGGCTGTGCCTTGGGTGTTCACCATCACACCGCATAACTTTTTGTACTACCCACAAGTGCGTGACATTATCCAATCCATTGATAATGCTGACCGTCAAAACCCTGAGTACATCACGTTTGATTCTACAAACCTTGATTGGTTTACAGCAATGCGCGGTACTGCAACAACGGCTGTATTAAATGGCACACCAACGCCAAACACACAAACGCTTGCATTGACTTCAAACGGTACGTTTAAGGCTGGTGACTTTATTGAGGTAGGTGGATATGTCTACAAGGTAACCGCTGACTCTGCTGGTTCATCTGTTGGCATCCATCGACCTTTGATTGGTACGCCAGCGTCAGGCGCTACAGTTACGCTTGGTAATGATGTAAGTTTTTATGTTGTGGCTGAATCATGCCCAACGTATACACTTAACCCAACTGCTGACGGCGCTTATGTGCAATGGGATGGTCCATTTGTTTTTAGGGAATACATCGTATGACAACAATGAACGCGCTTAACAGCCCATCAATTCGCCATGCTGAATTTGTAAAACTTTCAATTGGTCCTTTGGGTTCTCCAACTGCTGTTTACACTTACTGTAATGCTGGTGGTCCTATCACTATTGACGGCACAACATACGTTGACCTTGGCTCTCTTTTGTCTATTGGTGATGTTCAGCGCGACATTAAAGCAACCAGCGATGACATGGCAATTGCATTGACAGGTTTAAACCCTGACAACATCTCAATCATTTTGTCGGCTGATGTTAAAGGTTCTATTGTTGAAATCTGGCGCGGGTTCTTGGATTCAAACAACCAGATCATTACAACGCCTACAACGCAATTCTTTAAGCGTTATCAAGGCATCATTAACAACGTAAGCATTACAGAAAATTATGATGAACAAGCAAGGATGCGAATTGCTACTTGTTCAATTTCTTGTTCTAGTATGCGTAAAATTTTGGAAAATCGTATTTCAGGCGTTAAGACTAACGTGGTTAGTTGGCAATCGTTTTATCCAAACGACACATCAATGAGCCGTGTTGCTGAAATTCAAAGTACATATTTTGACTTTGGTGTTTATCCAAAATGGAAGACACAAGCAACACAAGCGGCTAATGCTGCTGCCGCTGAAGTTGCGTTGAATAGTCAAACCGTTGACGGTGGTTAAGAATGATTTATAAAGCAACAAGATACAACATTCCAAGATTGATAGAAATGATTGAGCAATACGCTCTTGAAAATCCAAACATCAAGTTATTTGGAAACACAGAATTACATGACGTAAAACACATTGAGCAATTGTTGTTCAACATCATCATGGGCCGTGGGTTCATTTTGATTGACAAGAATATGCGAGGTTGTTTTATTGCCGTAAGATCACAAAACATTTGGTGTCCAAAGGTTACTGAGTTGCATCAATTGATGTGGTGGGTTGAGCCTGAATTCAGAGGTGTTTTAAGTGGTAGGTTGTGGAAGGCTTTTGATGAAATCGCCACGCAACTACTTGAAGAAAAGAAAGTAGATTTGGTGTTCACATCTGTGACTGCAAAATCTACTTTTACGGATTTCACAAAACGTGGCTATTCAGCAATTGAAGCCAAGTTCTTTAGGGGTACATGATGGTTGAAGTAGCAGTTGTTGCAGAATTTTTTGCCATTGAAGGCTTTGTTGCGTATGCGGCAACTTTTGCTATTAACTATGCAATCGCTGTTCAAGTTACTCGTATTTTTGGCGAGAAACCACCAGGCCAAACAGACCAAGGTTCAAGACAGCAAATCCCACCAAACACAGCAAACGCATTGCCTATTGTTTACGGTGATGCTTATTTGGGCGGAACGTTCATTGATGCGTGTTTAAATGAAGATCAAAATATAATGTATTACGTTTTGGCAATCAGCACGATTAGCCCAAATGGAACTTTTACATTTGACCAAACAAAAATGTATTACGGTGATCGTTTGATTACCTTTGGTACAGGCGCAAGCGTTGCAAGCCTTTCTGACCAAGCAATCCCATCAAACGTAGATACAACAATTGCTGGCAATCTTGAAATTTATCTTTACACATCTAATGCCGCTGGAACGATTACACCAGTAAACACATCCATCATGCCAAGCACTGTGATGGGTAGCGGTTCTGGTTTGGTGTCTGCTTTCCAATGGACAGGCACACGACAAATGAATGGCTTGGCTTTTGCCATTGTCAAATTGAAATACAGTCGTGAAGCGCAAACAACACAATTGCAGCCAATCACATTTAAAGTTTCACAAAACTTTGGTGGATTAGATCGTGCGCGACCAGGCGATGTTTGGTATGACTACATGACCAGTCCATATTACGGCGGCGCTATTGATGCTGATTATGTTGATACAACAACCCGTGATGCTTTAAATACTTATGCAGATCAACTAATCACATACACACCTAGTGGTGGTGGTACTGCAACACAGCGCCGTTACAAGATCAATGGCGTTGTTAACGCTGGTGAAAGCGTATTGAGCAACGTAGATAAGATTCTTACGGCTTGTGATAGTTGGATGGCATACAGCCCACCAACTGGCAAGTGGTCTATTGTTATTAACAAAGCAGATTCAACTGCGTATTCGTTTGATGATGACAACATCATTGGCGAACTGCGTGTAAGTGCAACAGACATTACAAGTTCTGTAAACGTGGTTGAGGCCAAGTTTCCAAACAGGGACAACAAAGACCAAACGGCTTATGTCAATCTTGACTTGGCTGTTTTGAATCCAAGTCTGCTGTATCCAAACGAACCTGTAAACAAAGCAACGCTTTCTTTTGATTTGGTTAACGACAACGTACAGGCTTATTACATTGCCAATCGAATCCTTGAGCAAGCGCGTGAAGATTTAATTGTTTCATTTAACACAACGTATTACGGCATTCAAGTTGATGCTGGAAATATTATTTCTGTAACCAACAGTGGTTATGGATGGACTAATAAACTATTCCGTGTTGTTCGTGTAAATGAAGTTTCACTTGCTGATGGAACGCTTGGTGCAAAGATTGATGCCACCGAATACAACGCAACTGTTTATGACGACAAAGACATTACAGCGTTTGTGCCTGTGCCAAACAGTGGTAACCCATCACCTGTTTATTTCTCTGCGCTTGCTGCACCAACGGTAACTGGTTACCCATCTGCTAGTTCGCCTACGTTTAGCGTCAGCATCTACATTCCAATCACAGGTCGTGTAACCTTTGGCTCGTTGTTCTATACGACTGTGGCAAGTCCTGCGGCATCCGATTGGAAGCAACTTGATTTTGCTGAGACTGTTAACTCGCAACCAGTACAAAACTCCACATCTGGTACGCCTCAATACTATGTGTTTGCCAATCAGAAGTTGGCGGCTGGCACTTACTACTTTGCTTACATTGTTGGCAATGAAATCAGTCAATCTACATTGAGTACAAAGAGTACGGCATTTGTATGGACACCTATTGCGCCTACTGGCCCAACGGGTCCAGCGGGAGCCACGGGTCCAACGGGTGCTGGAACTACTGGAGCCACGGGTCCACGCAGTTCATTTATTTACTTTTATTACAACACGGCTGTTGCGACTGCACCAACCTCGCCAACAACGGGTCAGGTAAGTTATAACTTCTCAACCAACACAGCGTCAATCAGTACGTCTGGTTGGTCAACATCGTTTAGCCCAGGTTCATTAAGCACCACATCAGCCAATAACAAGTTTTGGGCAATCTCTGTTGTGTTCTCTGAAGCAACTTATGGTGGCTCTCAGAACACACCTGTTATCACTGGCCCGTTCAACTGGGAAAACTTTAACGGCTTGGTGACGTTCACCAACTTGTCTACAGGACAGAACGCAAGCGGCACAACAACAACGTATATCAATGGTGGAACTATCACCGCTAATACATTGTTAATTGATTCAATCAAGAACAACACAAGCGGTACGTTTAACACCAATGGTACGTTTGGCCTTGGTACTGGTTCTGCAATTGGTGGCTATCAAGCGGCTGGTGCTTTTACGTCTTCTAGTTCTACGTTGTACGCTATTCTTGCTGGTAATACAGCAGGGTTTAACACAATTGGTGCTGGTACTACAAACTCAGGCACAGGCGCTGGTGCTGCTGTTGTTGGCGTGGGTGCTGGCAACTCAACATTTAGCACATACAAAAACCAAGGTACATTGGGAAGTGGAACGGCTGGTGGTGAATTTACAACTGCTGGTGCTGGCAACCTTGGTACGCCTACGGCTGACATTCGATTGGGCTATTACACGGGCGGAACTTCTTACGCTTACTACATCGTTAGTGGTGCTGCTTATCCGTTTACCGCTGGTCACGATGCCTTACAACTTCTTACAGAAACAATACCTGAAGTTGGTGATTTGATGGTTGACGTTGAATTGATTGCCGCTCCAACTATCAACGACTGTATTACAGTCATGACGGTAAGCACATCAGCCAATCAAAAAGGTGTTGTTGGAATGTTTACTGGCGTTGCTGGCCCTCAATTTGTGCCAGCCTCTTTGGGTGAATATGTTGAAAACACAGACGGTACAAATACATTGTTTGTAATGAAGCCTGAATTTGCTGACATATATGACACCTACCGACCAATTGGAATCAACGCCATTGGTGAAGGCAAGGTAAACGTCTGCGGTCAAGGTGGCGACATTGAGATTGGCGATTTGATCTGTGCAAGTGACATGGCTGGCAAAGGTATGAAGCAAGGCGATGACTTGTTCCACGCTTATACTGTGGCAAAAGCCCGTCAAGCAGTAACTTTTTCTTCACCAGATGAGGTTGTACAGATTGCTTGTATCTATGTAAGTGGTTAAAATAAACAAAAGACAAGACACCATTAGCCCGTGAGAAACACGGTTTCCAACTGAGTACAGGGATTGCTATGGCTATCTTCAACAAAAACACGCTGGCACAAGTCAGTGGTTTTGATAATCCTATTCTTTCAGGCGAACTCGTCTGGAATCAAAAAACATATTGGAACCTTGTTTTTACAACAACGGACCCAACCACTTGCACTCCTACGCCTTTGGATTTGACAGACGCAGATGTTGACGCGCAGATTGTTCGCCGTCAATTGTCTAACGTGCAAGACACACGCAATGGCCTGACGTTTGACATTGCCAACTACACACCAACGCCTGACACCATTCCGCTGACCATCACAAAGACAGATGCCGCAAATGGCGTTTGCACTTTGTCAATTGACAGTGATGCTTGGGACTTGATTAACAGCGACCCAGAACTTGAAATCAATGCAATTGACCCAGTGGGTTTCAGTGGTCGCGTCTTGGTTAGTTTCCCTGCCAGCGGTTCAACACCTGCTGATGATTCCGTAATTTTCTTGTTGTTCATTGTTCGTTCTGATGGAGTGATCGTTGTATGAGCGACATTAAAGTAACCGTTGTTGACGGCAACAATGTCAACTTACTTGTCACGCCTACAGCCCGTACAGTAATCAATTTAGATCGTGGACAGTTTGGCCCCACTGGTCCAACTGGTCCTTCTGGCGGTCCAACTGGTCCAACTGGTCCAACTGGCGCACAAGGTCAAGGCGTTGCACTTAAAGGCTCTGTGGCTACGGTTGGTGACTTGCCAACAACAGGCAACGTGGCTGGTGATTCTTATATCGTTCAATCTGATGGGCACCTTTACACATGGACAGGTTCTGTGTGGAATGATGACGGACCAATTGTCGGACCAACTGGTGCTACTGGACCAACTGGTGCTACTGGTTCTGCATCAACTGTTGCTGGACCAACTGGTTCAACAGGCCCAACTGGTGCATCAATTACTGGTCCAACGGGGGCAACTGGTCCAACTGGTTCACAAGGCAATTCAATTACTGGTCCAACTGGTCCAACTGGTTCACAAGGTAATACTGTTATTGGACCAACTGGCCCACAAGGTATTCAAGGCGTTCAAGGCGTACAGGGAAATGTCGGTCCTACGGGCGCATCAATTACTGGACCAACTGGTGCTACTGGCCCGACAGGTGCAGATTCCACAGTCGCTGGACCCACTGGACCAACTGGCGCAGCATCCACGGTTTCTGGACCAACTGGCCCCACTGGTAATGTTGGTCCAACAGGTGCGGCATCAACCGTAACTGGACCTACTGGTGCAACTGGACCAACTGGTGCAGATTCCACAATTGCTGGCCCAACTGGTCCAACAGGAGCGCAAGGCGCACAAGGTACTTCAATCAATTTAAAAGGTGAAGTTCCTACTGTTGCAGATTTGCCAGCAACAGGCAACGTAGTTAATGACGCATATATTGTTACTGATGAAGGTAACTTGTATGTGTGGAACGGCTCTGCTTGGTTTGATGCTGGTCAAATTGTTGGACCTTCTGGTCCAACGGGCGCACAGGGTAATGTTGGTCCAACTGGACCGACAGGTTCTGCTGGAACTTCAATTACTGGACCAACGGGAGCGACTGGTCCAACTGGTGCAGATTCAACTGTAGCGGGTCCAACTGGACCAACAGGTGCTAATAGTACAGTTGCTGGTCCAACTGGTCCAACGGGCGCTACTGGTGCAGCATCTACGGTGGCTGGTCCAACTGGTGCAACTGGACCAACTGGTGCGGATTCAACGGTTGTTGGACCCACTGGACCACAGGGCGTACAGGGCATACAGGGCGTACAGGGCGATGTTGGAGCCACGGGGCCAACGGGCGCAAACGGAACTTCAATTACTGGTCCAACTGGACCAACTGGTGCTGCATCTACCGTAGCAGGTCCAACGGGAGCCACTGGTCCAACTGGTGCTTCAATAACTGGACCAACAGGTGCAACTGGTGGCACAGGTGCTGGCGGCGCATTGGGTTATTGGGGTTCTTTCTGGGACACAACAACTCAAACTGCTGCTGCAATCAACACTGCTTATCCCATTACTTTGAACAGCGCAGATGCCGCCAACAATGGCGTGTCTGTTGCATCAAGCAGTCAAATTACTTTTGCAAATGCTGGCGTTTATAGCCTGACGTTTTCAATTCAATTTACAAACACCAGCACCGCAAATGGTTCAACACAAGTTTGGCTAAAGAAAAACGGCACAAATTTAACCGATACAAATTCACATTACGATGTTCCAGATAAACAAGGCAGTGCTTTTTCATCTGAAATTCTGACGGTTAATTTTGTATTGGATTTGGCTGCTAATGATTACATCCAAGTCTTCTGGCAAACAGCAACCACAAGTGTTCAATTAGAAACAATTGCTGCAAGCGGTAGTTATCCTAGAACGCCATCAATTATCTTCACTGCAACGCAAGTGATGTATACCCAACTTGGACCAACAGGTGCTAATGGTGCAACTGGACCAACTGGTGCAAATGGAGCAAGCATTACTGGACCAACGGGTCCAACGGGTGCTGCTTCTACCGTTGCTGGACCAACTGGTCCAACAGGAGCGGATTCAACAATTGCTGGACCAACTGGACCAACAGGTTCGGCATCTACTGTTGCTGGCCCAACTGGTCCGACAGGTGCTACTGGCCCAACTGGTGCTGCACTTAACACTGCTTACACTCGTACAAGTTTTACGGCTACGGCTGGACAAACAACATTTACAGCGACATACGAAGTTGGATTTGTTGAGGTGTACTTGAATGGTGTGTTCTTAAATGGCACTGATTACACAGCGACTAACGGCACAAGCATTGTGTTGGCAAGTGCTGCGGCAGTTAATGACATTATTGAAACCATTGCTTACAACACGGTTAACGTGGGTACTGTGGCGGCAGCAGACATTATTGGAACTGTAGCAATTACTCAAGGCGGTACAGGTCAAACAACAGCAGCAGCAGCATTGTCTGCTCTTGGTGGCGCATCAACAGGTAAAGCGATTGCAATGGCAATTGTATTTGGAGGTTAAGAAATGGCAAACCCAAACATCGTAGAAGTACAGTTCATCTATGGAAACACAACGTACTTGGTTCCGTCTGGAACAAGTGCAACCACATGGACTGCTTTAACACCTGCTTCTGGCACTGTGAACAAAGTAGAAAGCATTGTTGCTGCTAACGTAACAGGTACAACCGCTACTATTACTGTTTCAATCAACAGCGCAACAGGCGGTGGTGGCACTGCTTACCGTATTGCCTATCAGATTAGTGTTCCAGCAAATGCTTCATTGATTATCTTGGACAAAAGCACATCAATCTATGTCGGTGAAGGCCAATCAATTGTGGTGACTTCTAGCACAACAAATGCAATTGAATTAACTGCGACATACGAAGCAATCACATCTTAAGGAGCCACAATGTCTAATAGATATATTGGCGCTAAGTTATCTTCAACCGCTGCATCACCGAATTCATCTGTTGCTGTTGGATTATGGTCACTTACGCAACAAGGACAGGCTAAAGGGGCTGGCAATTGGCCCATTTATGGAATTTTGCTTGAGTATTTGGTTGTTGCTGGTGGAGGTGCTGGCAGCGGAGGCACTGCTGGCGGTGGCGGTGCAGGTGGATACAGAACGGCTACTAATTTTATGGTGTATGAAGGAACTTCTCACACTGTAACCGTTGGTGCTGGTGGTGCGGGTTCAGGTACACAATCTTACGGTTCTAACGGCGCTGATTCTGTATTTTCTACCATAACTTCTATTGGCGGCGGAAAAGGTGGTTTTACTCCAAGTGTTAATAATGGTGCTACTGGCGGTTCTGGCGGTGGCGGGGCTAATTACACAGGAACAGTTAGTAGTGCAGGTGCGGGTACATCTGGACAAGGTTATGCTGGTTCTACGGCTCCAACTGATGGTGGTGGTGGTGGTGGCGGTGCTAGTGGCGCATTTGTTTCTGCTACAAGAAATGGTAAAGATGGACTTGCATCTTCTATTTCAGGGTCTTCAGTAACTTATGCTGGAGGTGGTGGAGGTAGTGATGGAACTACTGGTGGTACTGGTGGGGCAGGTGGTGGTGGCGCTGGCGGCGGCAACAATGCGGCTGGTTCTGCTGGAACAGCAAATACTGGTGGCGGCGGCGGCGGCGGTTGGTCTTATGCAAGTGGCACTGGTGGCGCTGGTGGTTCAGGCATAGTTATTATTCGTTATCCAGATACATATAACGCCGCTTCAGCAACAACTGGTTCACCAACAATTACTGTCGCTGGTGGGTATCGAATTTACAAATGGACAGCCTCTGGCTCCATTACATTCTAAGAAAATCAAATGGCACACTTTGCTGAAATTGGATTAAACAACACAGTACTGCGTGTGATTGTGGTGCATAACAATGACTGTTTGCTGGATGGCGTAGAAACAGAATCAGTTGGCGCTGAGTTCTGTCGTAACCTATTTGGCGGCACATGGATGCAAACAAGTTACAACGGCACAATCCGTAAGAACTATGCTGGCGTTGGTTACACATACGACAGTGGTCGTGATGCGTTTATCCCACCTAAACTATTTGCTTCATGGACATTGAATGAAGAAACTTGTTTGTGGGAATCCCCCACACCAATGCCTACTGATGGCAAAATGTACACATGGGATGAAGCAACAACATCTTGGACCGAGGTAACACCATGAGTATTCCACGCAATCTAGGCGCATTTGCCGATAACGTAGCAACCAATGGGAAATTGGATATTGTTGGCATCAATGCTACTGGTACTCCAACATCTTCTACCGCTTTAAAAGGTGATGGAACATGGGGCGCTGTTGATTCATTGCCTTCTCAAACTGGTAACAACGGTAAATTTCTTACCACCGATGGCTCTGCTGCATCATGGGCGGCTGTTGCTACAGGAACAAACATTGGCCTAGTTCGGGCTATTTCTATCAACTGCATACTCCCATAAGGATAAATCATGCCAGCAAATACCTCTCCCATTTATTCCATCGTTGGTGCTGTTGACTCAGTAGCAACAAACAACTCTGGTCTAGTTGTCGGCCCAACGGCTAACACTGCGCTTGATGGTTCAGGCACTCTGTACAAAGCATTTACTGCTGGTACAAACGGTTCTTACGTTCAAAAGATTCGTTTCCGACCAGTGGGTTCACCTGCCGCTACGGTTTGCCGTGTGTTTATTTCATCTAGCACTACAACTAGCGCAACAGCAACTTGGTTGTATGACGAGATCACATTGCCAGCAGTAACGCTTTCTCAGACGGCAGCATCTAGCGTGTTTGAATTGCCATTGAACTTTGCTTTGGACCCAAGTTACTTGTTGTACGTTACGTTTGGCACATCTACTGGTTCTACTGGTACAGGTTACTCTGTCGTAACAATCGCTGGAGATTATTAATATGGAAACGTGGTTTGCTATTCAATTCATTGATGGCTCAACAGGCTCCATGCGTTTAATTGACGGCTGGTGCCAAGGCGTGTATCGCGCTGATGGCACTGTTGTCAGTCCAGAGGAAGCCGTTGAGTACACCTGCACAAATATGGATGTTGCACAGCCTTCTTGGTATGTGCCGCCTACTGAGTAACCATGTTTCCATTCCCAATAGCAAAGCCTCAAGGCTGTGACATCCAGACCTTTTACGGAACTGGAGACCCCGCCAATAATGTGCAAGCGTTTAGTTGGGCCAAGCCTCGTGGCGTAAGTCATGTTTACATGATGTTGATTGGTGCTGGCGGTTGCGGATTAAGTTCACCAAACCAAGGCGGCGGCTCTGGCGCTGTTACTTGTTGGTATGGCGCGGCTCAACACGTTCCAGACTCACTTATAATTTATACAGGTTCAGGCGGCACATCATCTCTAGTTGGCGGGAGTAATTCTTCTGTTTATATGAGATGTAGAACAGGCGAAATTTTGTTGTTAACAGCACAAGGCGGGGCTGAATTCCCTGGCGCTGCAATGACTCCTAATTATTTTTGCGCTTCTGGATTTTTTAACTCTGTTGCTGGTCAAGTTGGTGTAAACAGTACGGCTCAAACACCATCAAGCACAACATTTTTAAGCGGCGGTGGGTACACATATTCAGCAGTAACTGCAAATTACGGATATTCCGCTCCTGCAACGGTAAGTTATCCTGGGTTTTTTCAACTTCAACCAATTATTGTTGGTGTTGGAGGTAAAGCCAATGGAAAAGGTGGCATTGGTTGCGGCGGTGGTAACGATGCGGGATTGGGTGGTAACGGTATGGTTTTGATTGCGAGTTGGTAAATGTCATATCCTATAAATTACCCAACGCCTCAAGGCGCAAACGTACAAATCTTTCAAGAAGGTGGTACAACTTCTGATTGGGTAAAACCACAAGGTGCTTCTTTTGTTTGGTTTACTTTGATTGGTGCTGGTTCTGCTTATGACACATCATTTCCAAGAGCAGGTGGGTCTGGAGCAGTTGTAAATTGTATGGTTCCAGCCTTTCTTACTCCAGATACATTGCTTGTCACTGTTGGTGCTGGTCCAAAAGTTGCCAATGTTGCGGGTGGAGCATCAATAGTTAGTTATCGTATTAAAGGCAACTATACGTTATTAACAGCGGCTGGCGGTCAAGCAAATGGCGCGGGTGGTTCGGCTGATGCTGGAGGTCCATTTACTGCTGCTGGTTTTTTTCAGTCTATTGGTGGGCAAGACGGTACAACGGGAATAAACCAAAACGCTTCGGCAACAACTTTTTTAAGTGGTGGCACAACTGGTGGATGGGCTGTTAATGGGAATTATGGTTACAGCGCACCTGTAGGTGGTCCAAATGGATTTTTTCAAATGCAACCAATTATTGTTGGACTTGGAGCCGCTAATAAAAAAGCAGGCACTGGTTGCGGCGGCGCTTATGGTGCTACAGGCGCAGCGGGCGGCGGTGACGGTATGGTAGTAATCATTACATGGTGACAATATGTTAGACGTATTTGGTTTTCCAACACCTCAAAAATCAAACTATCAAGAATTCTATGGTGGTGGAACTACTCGTGATTGGGTTAAACCCCGTGGTGCATCTATGGTGCGTTTTATGTTGATTGGTGCTGGTGGTGGCGGAAATAATGCAACTTCAACTACTGGTGGTGGCGGTGGTGGTTCAGGCGCTATAACCTCTTGGATTGGACCTGCTATTTTTATTCCTGACGTGTTGCGGATTACCGTAGGGCTGGGAACAGCAGCAGGCGGAACTGGAACTGCGTCAACTGTAATTTACCAAGCAAAAGACGGCACTGGGTATACGCTTTTAACAGCAAACGGCGGGGTTGGTGGGGGAACAACAAGCACAGGACCAGGTGGTGCTGCTTCTAGTAACAATTATTTTGGTGCTGCTGGCATTTTTACTTCTACCGCTGGTCAAACCAGTAGCGCTGGAACATCGTCAGGAACACCAACAGCAGTCCCGGCTTCATCTACTACTTTCCTTTCCGCAGGGTCTGGAGGAGCGGGTTCTAGTGCTATTGGAGCAATTGTTACACCAAACTATGGCTATCCTGCATCTGTTGCAACGCCTGCTGGAGCCAACAGAGGGCAAGATGGATTTTTTATGGCGCAACCAATATTGGTTGGTCGTGGTGGCTCCGGTGGTAGCACAACTACAACCGCTGGTGGCGGTGGCGGTAACGGTGGCATTGGTTGCGGCGGAGGTGGTTCTGGCGAAGACGGTGCAGCAGGTGGTCGTGGTGGGGATGGCGCAGTATTTGTTTGGTCTTGGTAAACTTTGAAAAGTAAAGAATAGGATAAAACATGAAAAGATTAAAGATAGCAGTCTATGCAATTAGCAAAAACGAAGAGCAGTTTGTAGAACGGTTCTGCAAATCAGCCAAAGATGCTGACCTTATTCTGATTGCTGACACAGGCTCGACAGACAACACGGTAAGCCTTGCCAAAGAACATGGTGCAATTGTTCACGACATTTGCATCAGCCCTTGGCGCTTTGATAAGGCCCGTGATACTGC